CAATTTTGTAGTCGTAGGTTATGTAATCTGCTGCCACCAGCGCCGTTGCTGTTACATTGTAAAGCACTAAAGCATCCTGTGCTGTCTGCGGTGGGCTTGTGCGATAAACTGCATGCTTACTCGTAAAGGCTGTGCCAGACAAAACCAAAGCAGTAGCACAGAGTCCGGCCGTCTTGGTAAACGTAAGCAAAACCTTATGCGCCGCACCGCCGACAGTTAGTAGAGCTACTTTGGCAACCAATGGAATCACGATTAAGGCACTAGAGGCTGGCGATTGAAGGGAAAACGCTGGGGTGGTATCAGCTAGGGACGCTTCAATAGATGTTGGCGTATCTTCAGCACCGAACCCGGCTTCAAATACCTTGCCCTCTACTGCCCAGCGTAATAAAGATTTAGAACTTATCTGGTCGCCTGCCCCATTTACTATCCCAGCTTTCGCTGCGCCACCTCTATTTTGAAAGTCGCTCATGTTTTATATTCCTCCTTATATTCATTTTACCCGGCTAATGCAGGTCATTTTCCTCTAGTTCCGCCCACTGCATATAGGGAAACCAGGTTGAGTCACTTGTGGCAGTATAGATATAGACTAGCATCGCTGCTCCCTGAGTCAGCAGATGAGGCACGCCATCCTTCAAGAAGCGGAGGGTCTGCACATTCGACGGACCTTCGCCCAGGGCTACCAAGCTAGTAGTCAGTAGAGCGTCAGCGATATGACCGAAGTGGTAAGAGACATATTCGGCAGCCACCAGGGCGCTTACCGTAATGTCAAAAGTAGTTGCTTGCCCGAAGTATGCTTTAGCCGCTTGCTCTTTCGGAGGCGGACTTGCCCGGTATAGACAGTGTTTGGTTAGCATATCCCTGGTTGTGGTCAGTGCCAGTTTTGTTCCACACTCCTTAGCGGATTTGGTGAACAGCACTTGAAACCGACTTAGCGCCCCGCCATCTGCCGTGCACATTAGCTTTAGACAAATAGGCACAACAATCGGCTCATTAGCCTCCGGGGCTTGAAGAGCGAAGGTGGCTGTCGTGGCAACCAACGAAGCCTGAGAATCGGCAGCCGTGCTTTCAGCACCGAACCCTGCCTCAAATACCTTTCCCTCCATCAGCCATCGCCAGTAGTTAGGGGACACAATGGGTTCTCGTTGACCATTCACTAATGCGGGTTGCGGGTTACCACCTCTATCCTGAAAATCGTTTGCCATTTTTATATTCCTCCCTTTTTATTTTTAGACATCCTCCCACAGGCGAACACATCTTAATGTCGCCACATGGGCGCTAGCATTCCGGTTGCGAATCCCGAAGTATGGCACATAGGATACCGTGGTTCTGACTGCCAAAGTCTTGTAACCTACATCAACGCCGTTGTAGTAGAAGTGGGCATTGCCCGAAGTATCCAACGCCACCCTGACCCTGATGTCAGTAGCAGCAGCAAGTGGGGCTTCAATGGCGGTCAGTAATGTGCCGGCGTCTGTGCCGTTATTCGTGTTGATTCTGTAGAAGCGGTCTGTGTCCTGAGCCGTATCAAAACAGAAGCCTGCGGCATCCGTAGCCGTATCGGTTATAGTAGTGCCACTGATAAGAAATGGTAGTAGCCCGGACGCTTCCACTTTGGCGTCAGTAAGAACAGCATTGATGACTACATTAGTGATGTCATCAACCTGGAACTTGAACTCTACCACCGGCTTCTTGGCACACCGGACAAACAGCCCGCCGAAGGCGTAACTGCATACCTTAGCATCCGTTGCCGCCGTTGTCAGGGTTATACCCCCATTAGCGAGGGCAACCGCCGAAGTGCCGTCAATATACGGCGTATATTGGTTAGTCTCGTCCAGTGCCAGTTCCTTGAAATTCCACTCCCGGAATATCTTGTATGGGTTGAGATTGCCCTTCACATTGAGGTCGTAATCTCCCCTACCTCTGAACCTTAGAAATTTACCTATATCTGCTTGGTCTCCGAACATTGTTTTTCCTCCTCTTTTTTAACGACACCTAAGGGAGCGGTGTAGCTCACCTATGTCGGGAATTTGTTGCGGGCACAAACTCCAAAGCCACTTATTCAATTTAGAGCACCTCGCTTGGGTGAGGAAGCCTGAGACGCTCACCTCGGTCTGCCTGTCTCTTGTGTATCTCGTCTATCCTGCCAATCCAGAGTTCATGCCTTTTCCCTGTAATGGAGCGGGAATCCCGAATCGCCAGAGTGGAGTAAATGCGGCTCATAACCGCATCGCAACACACAGGAGCATCATCACCCATTTGGGCTAGGACTCCCTGACGATTCCCACATTCCTGGCATTCGAACTCATAAATCGGCATAGCGAACCTCAACTCTAGGCTTTCCTTGTGTAAAAGGGGATTCCCCAATCGTCCCGAATTTCCTTGACTCCCCATAGAGCCTCAAATTGGAATCGCCACTGATGTAAGTCCTTATAGTGCCATTCCCAAGGACTCTCAATCTGTAATGCGCTGGCGATAGCTTGCCGGTGCATCATCACAGCATAAGCCCCTGTCGTCGCTGCTGTTAAGTTATTCGTTACTCTGATATTACAGCCATACACAGGGTGTCCATTGGCGACCCTCCCATTCTGCACTGAGCCGCTATCGACATACTGAGAAGCCACAAATTTGTCATAAGTCAGCATATCCCGCACGGCAGAGGGGTCAAGTATTAGGAATCTATCCTTGTCCCTGGGCGCATCCGCTTCGTCCAGAAGCTCCATAATGTCTAACAAAAGGTCATCGGTGAGGGCCACTCCATCAGAACCCTGGACAGAAGAAGCATTGAGTGCCGAAAACAGAGCGCATACCGTAGAATCAATTTTCACACGGATGGAATACTCCCCTTTCGCTCTTGCTTTCGCCTCCCAATTAGTTTGCGATTGCTTTATTGTCATGTCATCAATATCCACTGGGGCTTCAAACCACTGGTCCATAACCAATTGAATTTTAGTGCCGGTGGCTATATCCAGACTGGCCGCCTTGGTGCCTACTACAACCTCAGTCGCAGTAACATTGTTAATGACACCGATATTCACAGTGTCACCGAGTTTAGCATCAACTTGCCACCTATGGTCAGTAGCATCCCAAGCAACCAACTCTTTTTCAGCTTGGTCTCTGGTGAGTTGAGACCATATTTCCGGCACATGCCCAGCGGTATCAGCCCCAGTCGGGGTTCTTGCACTTAGAGCCATATGTCAACCTCCTTTATTCGTTTTTTATGCGACCTTCCTTTTGGGCTTGAAGGATTGCGTCCCTATGCTCTTCCCAAAACGTCCGGTCGGCTATTTGAGTTCTGGTAAAACCAGAAGAGCCTCCATCCGACTTGCCCGAAAAAATCTTCGGGGCTTTCGGTTTTTTCCCCGCCGTGTCCTCTTCAGTTCCAGCCTCTACTC